TAAGTCATTGCTCTGTCAGATCCAAACCATGAGTTTTTTGAGGCCCATGCTTCAGCTCTTGGATCCGGATTAATTGGATCATCTGTTTGAGGAATGTTTACATTATTTGCTTGAGAGAGTTGTACAGGCTTCTCTTCCTGTGGTTTTTGTCTACCCTCTTTTGCGGCATCAAGTTTTGCATTCTCAAATGCGAGTGTTGCAATTCTTTTATTTGCCTCAACTTGAGCTTCTGCATTACCAGATTCAATAGCAGCTGCTAATTCTTTTTGTGCAGCTTCTAAACCTGACGATATAGTTGTCTCAAATTTTTTGATGTAATCAGCATCAGTTTTATCAAAACGTTTTTCCAATGCTAATCTTTTTTCTTCTACACTTTTAGCATACTCAACAGCAGCTTGTTCTCTTCTTTCTGCTTCTCTCATTTTACGAGTTAATTTCGCAATACGAGCTTGTACACCTTTACTGTAGTCTTCTAACTCACTATCTTCTTTTTTTTCTAATTTAGTTTCTCGTTCATTTTCATATGTTTTATCTGTTTCTTGTTCCGTTACTTCCGACTGTTCAATTACAGCCTCATCTTTTTTTTCTTCAATATCTATTGTAGCATCAGGTCCTGATGTATCAATATCAACTGTTTTTTTATCTTCTGGCATAGCTACTCCTTCCTATGTTTAGAACTCATGCAAGATGTCCTCTGGACTATCAATTGTTGCTAACACTTCGTCGTCGTTTAGCAGACGTATTTCCCCACCATCTATTTTTATTCTGCTACCTGCATAACGTGCAAACATAACCCAATCGTTAACTTTGCACCATGGTCCCTCTGGATATCTTTCTTTATCCTTGTAGCATTGTGGACCCATAGCTAAAACTAAACCACATTGAGAACCGACTTGTTGTTTCTCAAGAGTTGATTCAGATAACACTAATCCACCTTTAGTTTTTTCCTTCATCTTGTAAGGTAAAACCATTATTCGCCAACCTGTAGGTTTTGGAATTTTTTCTTCTTGTTTTTTCTCTGATTTTTTTACACCAATAAGATCATTTTTTGGTGTTAATATCGATGACTGTTCCTTTTTCATTTTGCTCCTTATCTTCTAGCAGGTTAGAGAGTTCCTGTAGTGTTGCCTCATAGGCATTTATTTGTCCTATTATATACTTATAATTTTCCATATTGTCAACACCTCCTGATGTTACAGATACAGATAAAGAATCTACTCTTGTTCTTAAAAATCTAATAAGTTTGTTAATTGCTGTTTCTAATTGCATTTTTTTCTTCTCCTTTATTAATTGGTTTAAAAATTAAATTTCCTGATATAGTAATTTGATCTGAATTTGGAGCAACCATGTGCTCTAAAAAACCAGGGAAAACTATAATAGAACCTGTTTTTAATTTATTAGGTAAAAATGTTCTTGGAAACAAATCATCTGCTTCTAACATATCAATAACATTTTTAGCTGGGTTAAAAAAAATAGTTTTAGGCGTCGTAACTTTTTTGTAAATTATAAAACATAATTTAGAATTAGCATGAACGTGTGGTTCTTGATAATCATTATTTTTATAATTATTTTGCCATATGTCTAAAATACCTAATTGAAATTTAGAGTAATAATCATCTTTTATTAATTTACCAATATACTTAATTAAATACTTCTCGCTTTCTTTATCTAAAAAATTCTTTTTTTCAAAAGAAGTGGGAGTTTCTGAAACCCATTTTTTACCCATATCAGAAGTTAATTTAATTTTTTTTAAATCAATTTTACCGACATGAATTGACACAGGAAATAAATCTATTTTCATTTAACATTTCCATCTTCTCCGTGCCTGTCGTATTCTTGAATTAGGATCGTTACGTGTTTTTGCTGATGACCTTTTTAATTGTCCTAGTGATCTAGCGCAGTATGATTTCCTACGATTAGCAGCTTTTGATCCTGGCTTCACTTTTCCAGTCACGGCTGTTTTTAATTTAGAACCGGGATTTAATCTTCTGTAGGCTTTGACACCGGCTCGTGTCATACCTGCTCCAGACTTTGTAGATCTAAAGTTTTTTTTATTTCGTGCTGGCATTTTACCTTTTGCACTTCCACCATTTGAAAAATATTGTGTATCGGGCTGACCTTTTTTATTAATATTTTTATTAGCAGATTTTAATGGAATTTTTGTTTCTGTTATGGGTCCACCATTTGATCTAGCTTTTCTTCCATCTTCAAAATTTCCAAAAAATTGATCAGTCGCTCCAAATTTATTATTAAAATCATTTCTAGCCATACATTCCCATTCTTTTAGCCATGAATCCACCACCCATAGCTTTTTTTCTTTTTGCAAATGTTGCAGCTCGTGATGGTGTTGGTCCTGTATTTGCTTTAGCTTGTTTTCTCTTTACGGCACCCGCACGCTGCCCTTTGGTCATCGCTCTTGCTTTTGCAATAGGCACGCATTTTGGATAATTTTTTCTTTTTTCGCCACCACTTCTTCCACACTTTGGGTATGAGCCATCCGATTTTTTGTTTGCAATATCGACCCAATTCTCTTTGACCCATGATCTTAAACCTTTTTCGGCCATTACGAATTCTTTCCGTAAGCTCTTCCTTTGCCTTTAGTGGCTAACTTACACATACTACCGCCATGCTTAACTTCTTTTCTAGCTTGAGGTCCTGCCATTTTTCTTTGTTTTTTAGTTTTCATAACTGACTCTTTATCAACAAAACTTGCTTCTTCTTTCCCAGATTTAGTTACATAAACTTTTTGATCAATATGTGGATTAGCTTTGTCTTTATAAGACCCATGTTTTAAACCAATTCTTTCATTCATCATTCCGCCTCCCATAGCTTTTTTTCTATTTTTTTTGCCACCTGGTGTTACTTTACCTGAACATACTGCAGAAGCATACATATTAGCATACGCTGACGGATACACTTTAAATTTTCGCTTCGCTGCGGCTTTACCTCTTGGACAAAGTTTTGCCATTATACAACTCCACCTTTTTTCATATAACCCATGTTGTTTCTTACTTTAGTTGGTAACTTTGCAAGTCCTGGGTTTTTCTTTTTATCTACAGGTTTTAAAGTTTTACCTTTTGGTGCAAATGTTTCTTTTATTTTTTGAACATTTGATTTTGGTTTTGGTGAACCAAATTTTCTATTAAGTCTATCTTTACCCTTTGAAACTCCAGACTTTGTAACTTTTTCACCTTTTTGTTTTTGTTGAATTTGTCTTAATGATCTAGCTTGATCTTCAAGCATACTACTTACTTGTCCAGTATCTTTTTTCATTGTACCTTTTGCTTTAAGAACAGTTTTATTTAAATCACTCATAGCTTTTGCTATTTTTGTTTTAGGAACTTTTGGAGCTACTCCAACTATAGTTGCAACCGTGCTTGATTTTTCACCTGGTCTTTTAGCTAAATCAAAAAGTTTTTTTCCGAATCCTACAAATCTACCTGACATTATTTTTTTCCTCCGTTTCTAAAAATCTGTGTACCCTTTATACCATAAATTGACGCTACGACAAGGATCCAAAGATTTGTGAACC